TCTTGGGTGGGGGTGAATGGGAGGACGGGCTTGCCGGGTAGGCGGTCGGGGAGCTTGGTCATGCGGCACCTGCGAACAGGTCGGCGCCAGCTTGCGCAGAAGCCGGCGCGTTGTCGTTAGCGGCGAGGAACATGTCGCCTTGCTGGTAAGCCTTCTCGATGCGGCGGCACGCCGCATCGAAATAGGAGGGCTCGCGCTCAATGCCGATGAACGAACGGCCAGCCTTCACACAAGCAACGCCGGTTGTGCCCGAGCCGCAGAACGGGTCGAGGACGGTGTGAGCGCCGGGAATGTGCGTCAGGCACCAAGACATGACGCCCTCCGGCTTTTGCGTGGGGTGTTCGCGTACGTCGTCACCCTTGCGAATCATTCCATTCCAGCGCCAATAGATGCGACGCACGGCCTTCTTGAGATTCGTCCAAGCGAGCTCGCAGTCGGCGAAGTCATTGTTGCCGTTCTGCTTATCCCAGACGAGCCAGCAAGATGTCGGCGGCAGGTGGAAGTAGTTCCCGCCGAAAATAATCTGGCTATCACTGACGGCCCGCATCATGTCGATAATCTCTTGGGCTGGCGGTGCCTTGTCCCAGTCGAAGTCGCCGTAGTCCTTCGGAGCCGCCAGTTTGCCTCGGGACGCTACCTTCTTGGAGTTCTCGTCGATCCCATACGGCGGATCCGTTACGACTGCCGGAACGCGCCCGAGCGTCGGCATGATTTCGGCGCAATCACCGAGGTAGAGCGTGCAATTTCCAATCGTCTCTACGCGCATGCCCGCACCTCCGCCTGCTGATTGTCGTTTGCTGTCTGCGGATGCCCTGCGGGCACGTGATCGCGCCAATCAAACCACTGGATCTGCGGCCGGCCTTCGTGGCGCTTATCCCAGACGAACCACGCGTGGCAGACCGCAGATCCAGCCTTCGGCCCGGTCCAGCCGTCCCTGTGCATCATTGGCAGCCGACGGCTGGCCACGTGAACGCGTGCGAGCGGCGTGCTGGCAAACCACGGCATGCGCGCCCCGCCCTCAAGGAAGGCAAGGCGCAGAAGCATGGCAACGTAGGGTGAGCGCTCGAGCGCGGCATCGACGAACTCTCGAGCTAACTTGAACGGCGGGTTGGTGATAACGGCGGGGAAGGTGTATCTGTGGTCGGCATCAAAGATGCTCATCACCTGCGCGCCAGGATAGCCGCGATCGACGATGTCGGTGCTGATGACATTGCGGCCAGCGCTCTTGAGCACTTCGGCAATTGCACCGTCGCCACAGGCAGGTTCCCAAATGGTTCCGTCCGGCAGCCACTTGCGCTCGATAGCCAGAAGCGCATGAACGGCTTCCGGCGGCGTTGCATAGAAATCATGTCCTCTGTCCGCATGACTGTGCATGCCGACTCCGGCAACCATTGCCATTCGTGTCTCCTCTTGTGGTGTTCCCTGCCGAAGCAGGACCGCGCGTTGGTGGCGCGCGGGGTGATATATAATGGTGAATAAGCGGCGGTGGTTATGCGGTATTCGGTATTGCGCTGGTGCTAGGGCGTGGTGGAGGGGCGGCTGACGACGATACGGTTTATGAGCCGTGCCGTTGCGCCGGCGAAGGTGTACCAGTCGTTGTTGGTTACTCCAGCGGGCCGCTCAAGTTCTCGCGTGAGAAGCGACGACCCGCCGAGCGCCATTTGCCCGATGTGCATGTCGTCAAATGACCACATCAGCACGCCGCCCTTGGTCGCCATCACACCGCCCCCATCTTGTAGTCGACATAGTAATCGACGCTGTCGAACCAGAGATCTTCGGACGGCGAATAGCCGTCCTCGTCTACATCGTCTGGCCGCTCGATGCGATTGTGCTCGACGGACTGCGCCACCAACTTGCCGTCGAAGTCATCAGACGGCTTGTCGCCCTCATAGACGGCGATGCCCTCAACGTACTCTGGCCATTCCGGATCGCATTGGTCGCGGTAGATGGCGATCAGATCGTTGCCGGCCTTTACGGCAGATTCCAGCGTGTCGTGGTGCTCGTAGCTGCAATAGCCAGGATCGTAGAGGTGGAAGGTCATGTCGCCTTTTTCTCCTCCACCACTCGGAACCCCGGCACCTTCCGCACGCCAGACCTAACCGCCTCATCGGCAAGACGCTGGACAAGCGCCGTAAACTCTTCGGGCTTTTCGTCAAAAAACCAATCTAGAGCCGCGCCGATATCGACCAACTCGGCACGCCAAACAGTACGTAGGCCAGTGCCAGTCGTCGCAGCCTTATCGGCCCGCTTGGCCGTCTTCTCCAGCCGCTTGGCATCGGCCAGCTTCTCCTCGGCCTCCTCACGCGCCGCCAGATTGCCGCTGCTAGCGCGAATGGCCGCCACTGCGGCCACCCGGGCCTCTTCTGCTTCTGCGGCCACACGTGCCGCCTCTGCGGCCTTTTCGTCGGCCACCTTCTTGCGCCAGGGGGTGAGCAAAGCGTCGAGAGCCGACTTGGCCATGTCGACACGGCCGCGCTTCGGCTGGATCAGCGGATTGTAGCGGTCCTGTATCGCCTTGACTTGATCATCCAGCGGCTTCTTCTCATCGATGCGCAATGCATCGGCGCGCTTGCCGGCCTCATGGATGGAATCACGCAGGCGCTCGATCACGTCGTGCATCTCTTGGGATTGGATGGGCTCGCCGTCGGCGAAGTCCTTGGCGGTGTCGTAAAGGTCTTCTATCTCCTGGCGGATCAGGTCAAAAGGGGATTGATTGTGCCCCTTGACGGCTAGCGGGTTGAAGTCGTCGGCGACCGTGGCGATTGCGGGGGCGGGTCTCATGCGAGCACCCCCACGGCTGCGCGCAATCTTGCGAGGGCGAATTCAGCAGCCTCGCGCTGATCGCCGTCCCAGTGCCAAGACTTGCATTGGAGCGCGCCTTCAAGCCAGAAATCGGCCTCCTTTGCTGCTCCCTCCAACTCAGCAACACGCGCACGCGCCTCATCGACAAGGTCGGCAGGCGACTTCGCGCCAACCTTCTGAACGGTCAGCGTATAGCGCTGGTACGGCTCGTCTCGGTCAAAGAGGCTCATCTCCATGTAATTCACGGAGCCGCCCGCCTTGAACTGGCCGACGAAAGCCATCGCCATGACTTCGACTATCGGGCCGGTGATATCCATATTGAACTCACCGTTCTCGAGCCTCATGCTCTTGAGCAACGGTGCGGTGCCTTCTTCGGCTATCTTCTTGTAGTGGTCTCGCTCGGCGATGATGTCGTCGATTTCATCAACTGCGCACGAGGCGGCGAGTTGGCCAAATTCGAATGCGTAGGGATCATCAGCAAACAGGCGCAGCCTGTCGATACCCTTCAGTGCCTCGTCGGCCTCCGGTCTTCTTCTTCCTTGTGTCATGTCGTCTCCTCTTGTGGTGCGTTGGCATTGGTAGCGCCAACATATGTCTGTTTTACAAATTTGTCAACCTTATTCCCGACCCATCAGCGCCCACGCGCCGGCCGTCTTCTCCTGTGCGCTTTCCGTACAGCGGCTCTTCTGTGCTTGTTGGTCTCCATTGCGAATCCCTCCGTTGCGATGCGGTAGGGATATGACGGCTCTACAAATTTGTCAACGCCGCTTTGTGGGCTAAATCCATGGGGCTAAACCGGGAAGTTGTGGATTAGCCACACGTCAGAAAGGCACCTCGTCGTCAAGCTCCCACTCCAGATTGCGGCGATTGTCGTTGGCGGGTGGTGGCGTGTTGTCGTTGGCGGCGGCCAAATCGCCTACGACGTGGCCGACTACATCCCAGTATTTGCCGTTGGGCTTGACCATAATTTCATCCACCGGGGCGAGCTCGTCCTGCCTTTGCAGCCACTCGAGAGGAGTGGACGGGAATGGCCGCTGGCCGCCGAAATGAAGCCAGAGACGATCGGCCTTGGTTTTTGCGAAGCCCTTATGTTGCGGGCAGGCCCACTCATTGATCGACGTCAGTCCGCATAGGTAGGTAATTTTCACGCTAGGCGGCTTGTCAGCCTTCCCCTCATGGAATTTGAATGTCCGGCTCGACACTTTCCGCGTTTCAGGCTCGGCGACCGTCGCCAGAATCGCCACGTCAGTCGGACGTGCCGTGAACTTCGGCTTCTCCTCAAACTCGAATTCGGCTCCGCAGTTCGGGCAGACACGCGCACCAGCAGCGCAAATTTCCTCGCACTGCATGCACAACTTGATCGGCGCTTCTCCTTGACCCGATCCAGGCTTCTTCGGAGTGACACAATCGACGGGGCCGTGTCTCTCAATGTTGCCCGCAAAATTCATGTAACGGCAATTCGGCTTCGGCCCGCGCTCGATTGCGGCTTTGCGCTCCTCCTTGGTTGCGGAATTGAAGTCAAAGCCAGCAGGCCAGACGACTCGCGTACCGCGGCCGGCGCGTTGCACGTACCTGTTGCAGCTTTCCGTCGGAGCCATGTCGGCTATCAGGTCGACGCCTGGAATATTGGTTCCGGTAGAAAGAACGTTGTCGTTCGTGCAGCCCCACAGACGGCCCGCCTTCAGATCCTCGATTATCTTGCGCCGCTCACCTTTTGGCGTCTTGCCGCTGAGGACTTCGCATGTCTTGCCGTGCGCGCGGATTTCATCGCGGACGTGCGTGGCGTGATCAATTCCGTTGCAGAAGATAATCGCCGTCTTGCGGTTCTCCGTATTTGCGTAGGCCATGATCTCGTTGACGGCCGCGCGAGTCAGTTCCTCCTTGTCGGTCGCCTTGGCCAGATCCGACTTCTTGAAGTCGCCGCCCAGACGATGCACGCCGGTCATGTCGTACTTGACTTCACTGGGTTTGCTCGTGAGGCGCGTCAGATAACCGTCCTCGATGCCCTGTGCGAGGCTGTAGGTGTAGACGACTCGGTCAAACAGGCGGTCGTCGCCCTCATCAAGACGACCCGAATCGAGACGGTACGGCGTGGCCGTGAAGCCGACGATCTTCATGTCTGGGTTGATCGCCATCAGCGCGGCAATCAGTTTGCGATACATCGTGTTGCCGTCGGAAGGCACGAGGTGCACTTCGTCGATCATCAGAACGTCGACGTGGCCGATCTGCGCCGCTTTGTCGTGCACCGTCTGAAGTTGTCCGAACAGCACCTGCGACCGCGCGTCCCGCCGTCCTAGGCTCGCCGCGAACAAGCCAGCCGGAGCGAACGGGCACATGCCGATGTACTCCTTGAAGTTTCCCTCAACGAGCTCTTCGACGTGCGTTACGACGAATACACGCAGATGCGCCCACCCGGATAGGAGGCGAGCGATAAGCATGGCAAGCGTGCCGCTCTTGCCGGTCCCGGTAGCCATGTCGACGAGCGGATGGCCAGCCTCCTCTTCCCAGTAGTCGAATACGGCTTGAACGGCCTCGTTTTGGTAGTAGCGCGGGACGAAGGTCATGGTGCAACATCCTCAAACTCGATGCCAGCCCTGATTAGGCACTGCCGCATATGAGCTGTGCCGCGGCCGCCAGGGAATACGAGGCCAAAGTCTGGCTTGCCCATGTAGATCATGGCTTCGTTGCGCTGCAGGCCGGCGCCGAGGCCGGCACTCCAATCCGCAGGATACGAATCGACGGCAATCCCTTTGCGCTTGGCCCATACTCGAGCCCGAGCATCGACGCCACGCGCCTCGCCCTCGATCAGCACAGAAACGGGACGGCGTGCGTGCAACTCATCGAGCGCAGCCCAGATTCGCGCCGTGTCGCAATAGTCGCGACCACCTGTTACAACCAGCCGCATCACGCCAGCCTCCTCCGCAGCCCGCGCCCTTCATCACGAGCATGCGCTTGCGCCAACCGAATCGCGTCCTCGCGCACGACAATCCAGCCCGAGGCACGCAGGGCGCGCAGTTGGTCGACAGTGATGATGTCCTTCGGCAAAAGCGCGGTCATGCCGCAGCCCTCAGCTTTTCGCGCTCCGCCATTTCGATCTGGCGCACCCGCTCACGGTTCACTCCGATAATCGCGCCAACCTCATCGAGCGTGTCGCCCATCGCGCGGTGCACAAGGACGCTACCGTTACGACCAGTCAGGCGAGACAGGGTGCAGGACAGTTCGGCGTATCCCTCTTGCGACGGAAGAGTGCTAAGGCTGTACTCGTAATCCTCGATGGGCCTATCGCTCATCGGCAACTTCTTCTTGTCCTTGGCGTTCGTGTATCTGCCGCGCATAGTCCAGTAGAGCCAATTCCAGAATCCTCCTCCTTCGCGGTAGTTTTGCCACCTCTCAAGGACTTCAATGACGGTTTCGGTCACGAGGTCGTCAGCCTGTTCTCCGCGCAAGCCGAGTTTGTTTGCGAGGCCGCGAAGCCCCGGCAGGTATTGCATGACGCGGTCATCAAACTCTTTAGGGCGGATTGCGGTGTCGGTCATTTCGTCTCCTCATTATGTGGTGCGGCTAGGCTTTGGTGGAGCCTGGCTCGTTGTCGTTCGCTGCGCCGTCGATCCAGAGGGCGCCGCTGGGTGTTCTGTATGTGATCGTCTCTGCCTCGGGGTCGCAGTCGATTTGTTCGAACGGCACAAGCGCGGGCAGAAAAAGCATTGCGGGACATGCGGAGCGCTGCTCTTCGATGCCCAGTGGCTTGCTCCATCTGGCGCACGAGACATGGCAGTCTCCGCCCCTCTCTGGCTGAAAGTGTAGGCAGGTGCGGCAAGATACGCGCGGCATTGCGCCTTCGTGGCAGACGGCCTTGTGCTTGCAGAACCGGCAACCAAAGAAGTCTGGATTGTCAGAAATCCGCGACGGCGGTGTGTCCGTGAAGACGATGCGCTCCGCCCTCGCCAATTGGCGGAGACAGAACTCGAGGTCAAAGTGCAGACGCTCGACGTAACGCGCGTCGTCGTTCTTGTTGACGACGTAGTAGAGGCAGCGAGTCAGGCCGAATGCGTACATTCCCAATTGGCACTGGGTGTAATGCAGTGGCTTTGCCTTCTGGCAGCCGTGTTTAACAATCTCCTTGAAGCCCTTGTCATTGCTTGATTTGAATTCGCACAAGTGCTCAGTTGCTGGCGCCTCCGGAACGCCCATGGCCTTGCCATCGCACTTGCCGCGGACAAAACCATGCACGAGCCTGATACGGTCCTGCTGGTCGTAAACCTCAACGCCGATGCGCTCCAAATCGGAGACGAGCACTTCTTCCCACCGATCACCAGTGCGGAAGATCGACAGCTTGCGGCCGTCGATCTCCTCTGGGTGGCTCGCCCATCGAAAATTATAGAACAGCGCACGGTCGCATTCCGTGCCCATCTCGCCGACGGACAGGCCCCAACTATCGTAAGCTTTGTTGGCAGCTTCGTATGCCGCATATATTGCCGAGACCGTGCTGGCCTGCGGACGAGGAAGTGGCGCCATCAGGCACCACCCCCTTGCGCAGCCGCGAAAAGCGGAGACGAATTCAGAGCCGATTGATGGCCGCGAACGTCTGCCTTGAGAACGAGAGTTGTCCAGAGTTCTCGACCATCGCGAGTTACGGGGTGCATCTCTCGAATGGTGAAGTCGACGGCATCGATGTCGTCGGGATCGATCTCGAAGTCGTCACGCTCGACGTCCTGCTCGGTCGATGCCTGCGCATCTTCTAGGGACTCGGCCTCAATGGTGCGGCTGGCTCGTCCATGAAAGGTGTAATCGACAATGAACTTGGCCATCAAAACATCTCCTTCGTGTAAGGGCAGCGCACTGGGCACGCCGGATCCTCGGTGTATGCCGTGCAAATCGGCTCACCATTCCGATAGAACCATTCCTTCGGCTGCTCCCCGCGCAGTGACGCAGCCAGGATTTCGCAGCCATCGACCTGCGGATTGCCGGTCTCCATGAACTGCCGGCGGAACTCGCTGTCTCGCGCGCAGTGGGCGCACCAGCCCTCTTGGAAGATTTCGCCTTCCGTTCCGTTGCTTGGCATGTAGGGCCGCCCTTCGGCGGTTACGGCGGCCCAAGCCTTTTCCAGCGCGTCAGTCATCACACACGCATCGGCATGAGAACGGCGAGCAACTCCGGCGCCTTGTCGGACGTGAACAAGGCGGGCGAGCCGCCATCTGCGAGAGCGAGCGTGATGTCGCCTGCAGGGAAGATGCCGACCAATTCTGTCAAGTAGGCGCCGTTGAATCCGATATCGATCGGGTCGCCATCGTAGTTCACGAAGATTTCGTCGGTGGCGCTTCCGGTTTCCGGACTGCTCACGGCCAGCTTCGCCTCCCCCTCCGCGAAGGATAACTTCACCGCGCGGCCACGCTCAGACGAGATCACAGAGACGCGCGAGGCTGCCTGGCGCATGTCGTCGCTGCCGAAGACGATCTTCTTGTCGTTCTGGGTGGGGATGACGCGCTGATAGTCAGGGAAAGTGCCGTCGATCAGCTTGCTGGTGAGAACGAATTCACCAGACGCAATGCGGATCTTCGTTTCGGAGACGCTGACGCGCACCGTGCCCTTCGGAAGCAGGCCTACCGTCTTTCGCGGCACGATCACGCCCTTGAATGCATCTTCGCCGGGATAGGCAGCCTGATGCCGTGACAGGCGGTGTCCGTCAGTGGCTACCGCACGGATGAAGTAGTTGCCGTCTTCATGCAGGTGCAGGAAGATGCCGTTTAGGTAAAATCTAGTCTCTTCTGTCGAGATCGCGAACGAAACCGGCGCGAAGAGTGCTGCGAGATCCATGTCGAAGCTGGCCGTGTACTCGCCGCCACTGAGGTCCGGAAAATCGGTCGCCGGCAATGTTGGCAAGCTAAACCGCGAACGACCAGACTTGACGATCAGTTGTCCTTTGTCCTCGGACAGCGATACGTCGCCACCAGTCTTTTTTGCGATATCGCTTAGGAGTTTGGCATCAACGCAAAGGCTCCCGCCTTCGGTAACGTCAGCCGCCGCCGTGTCGGTGGCGACGATGTCTAGATCAGTTCCGGTAACGGTGAGCTTCCCGTCGGCTGCCGACAAACGCAGCGACGACAGGATAGGAATGGTGTTGCGCGCTTCGACTACGCGACTGACGTTAGTCAGTACGCGCGTCAGATTGGCGCGGCTTATTGAAAAGCGCATGTTGGTCTCCTCTGCTGCGGGTTGTCCCGCGTGTGGTGAGTGCCGGATGGTGGTGGCCACCCGGCAGTGTTGGTGTTAACCGGCGATCAGCGAGAAAGCTGACCTGGGCTGGCGCGGCGGAGGCTCGTAGCCGACGGGATAGCCGTAGCCATCCACGCCATCTTCAAAGCGTCTGGCGTCGAACTCCTCGCCCCTCAGGTCAGCCAGCCTGCGCTGTAAATCGATAGCGTTGCTCGGTTGCGCCTCGTTGTCGTTGGCGACGAAAAGCTCCTTGCCTTCTTCATCGACGGTGAGCGCAGCAATCGCGGCATCCAGCGAGAACTCCTTGTCTTCGCCGGCAAGCACGACCTTTTCGCCGTATGCGCCACCGATCTGGTCTTTGAGTTCTTCCCACGTTTCGATCTTCACTTTGCGGCTGGCGAGCGCGATTTTGAGAATGTCGCCCTTGCCGATTGTGTAGCCGCGCTCTTGATACTTCAGGACGCGGGTGGCTGATGCGAGCGGGTAGCGCGTGCCGGGATGGAAGCGCAGGAAGCGCTGCGAGTTGTGTTTCAGGAAGTCATCGTGAAAGGAGAACTCGTCGGTATCGAAGTCCAGCGCGCCCATAACGACCGTGAAGTCAAAGGCGTCGAAGATAGCCTGCGCAGTCGGGAAGAAATCGAAGTGCATGAACTGGACGGGCACGCCACCGTTGTCGCTGAAAGTGACGGCGCGCTTAGACGACGACACGCACCACCAGCCCTCTTCGTAGGCTTGCGCCACCGCAAACTCAAAAGCCTCGCGGCTCTTGAAATAGACGTCGACGTCGTTGATGCCTCGATTGGTGAATACGCTCGTCACCGCTCCACCGGCTGCGAAAGCGCCGGGGATCGGGTAGCATGCCTGCTTAATCTTGGCGGCTTCCGCCTTGTAGTCGGTCATATTTGCTCCTCTTGTGTGGTGTTTACGGGCCGCCGTTGATGCAGCGGCCCGGTGGTTGGCTAGCCGAAGAAGCCGCCCCAGTAGAGAATGCCGAGGCAGATTGCCGCCCCGACTAGCGCGGTCCAGACGCTATAGGCTGGCCGTGGCTCACCATGTTTTGCCAGGTTCACACCAAGTCCGAGCGCGGTAAGCATCAAGTACGCGACTTGCAGCCAACCCATCACTTACTCCACGGATTCTTTCGAGCGCCGCCGGCAGATGCCGCTGCTGCGGCTGGCCGTGCAGCAGCCTGGCGGTTGTCGTTGGCGGGCGCGGCGGGAGTCGGCTGAACGGCATCGACCGCCGGCTCGGGCACGTTGCCCTCGTCTTCGAAGTAGTACCGCTTCACCTCGGCGCGTGCCGGGTGCTGACCATCTTTCGAAGGCTTGCCGAGACCGATCTTGGCGGTGAAGGCGTGGAAGTGCAGATCCTCGCTGTCGTTTACTTCGCTGACGCCGATGGCACGGCACAACGAGGCAAAAGCCTTCTGGCCTATTTCCTGGGCGACCGGATTTTGGTTTTCGAGATTAAAGGTCGAAAACAGCTTGCGGCCTTTGTATTGTTCCGGCTCAATGACCGACATGGTGGTCTTCAGAATCGTCCCTGTTCCCGCCTTCGTGGGAACCACGTCCGAAGCTTCGATCTCAAGCTTGTAAACTCCGTTCGGGAGCTCCGCATAGTCCGACTGGGTGGTATCATGGTCCTGCGCATTGAAGGTCGTCGAAAGTCTAGCCAATTTTAGTCTCCTTCTTGGGTGGTTTTCTGTTGTCGTTGGTCGCTAACAACAGGCTTGGTTGAAATGGTTTATCCAGTTTGGCGTTTTTACTTAGATTGTCCTTTTCCCAAAGCGGCTGAAGGTTGTCTAATGCCCACGCTCTCTTAAAGTCAGAATCGTAAGGCGTCTCGTAGTTGAACACGGACAAGGGAACCACATGGTCCACGTGCCAGCCCTTCTTGCCGTAGTTCTCCCAGGTCATCCCCGGCAAGAACAGCCTTTCAAGATGCTTGCAAAGTTGCTCTGGCGAGTATCCGAGGAGTTCAAACGTTCTGTTGTTTTTTGAACCAAGCAATATCCCCCTGCGTATTCCAGTCGCAATGGCATCGCTTAACCGCCTCTTCGGATTGCTTCGGGACTTCTTTAGGGATTTTTGCCTGACTTCCTTTCGCCTCTCCGGTTCTCTCTCGAAGTAATCGGCCAACCTTGCGCCAATCGCCTCCTTGTTCTCATCGTAGTACTTGGCTTGATATCCACGTACCTTTGACTTGTTTTTGTTCCTCCATTCTCGCTGGTATTCCCTTCTCCTCTCGGCAACTTCTGGATACTGCTTTCTCGTTTTTTGAGCGGCCAAGCAGCACTTTTTGCAGTCGCCGCGTACTCCGAAGATGCCGACGTCATGCTTATAGAAGTCGCTAACCGGCTTCGTCTCACCGCACTTGGTGCAAGTTTTCACCTGCACCAAGTTATCGTTCGCCGCGTCCACTATTCGGCGTCTTCCTCTTCGGCCGCCTCCGGCGGCAGGGCATTGCGTTGGAAATAGAAGTCCAGCACCGTGAATCCTTCGCCGCGCTTAAACGGCAGGGCTGGCTTTTCAATTCCGTATCTGTTTCCCGCGATGAAACCGGGGCGCTCCTGCACGGCAATCATCATCTCGCCGCTGCCTTCGCCGCGGTTGTTCGTCTTCTTGAAGCCAGCGTCTTCCTTCTTGATGGAGACACGCTGATGCAAAAAGCCGATGAGGTCTGCGGCGTCGACGATCACGCCGACGGCGTCATCGCGAAGGTTCGGCACGTACCGAGGGTAAGAGTCGGTTGTGACGCCAGGAACGGTCTTCGCCTTGACGTGCGAGATGATGACGACGTAGAAGCCGGCCTCTTTCAGGTCGAGCATCTTGGCCATGAACTCGTGCCAAAGGTCGGTCGCCGCAGCGTAGCCTTTGCCGTAAGGAATGTCCTCGATGCTTGCGACCTTTGCATCGGCCGCTACTTTGCGCCAGATATGCTGCTCAAGTCCATCAGCGGAATCGAGAACGTAGGTCTTTCGGTCGTGCTCCGTCTGGAGCATCCAGTCGGCTTGGTCGATCACGTCGTCGTAGCTCTCCGACACGCCGAAAGACTTCATCACGACGCCAGCAGGTGCGCGTTCGCCCTTGCCAGTTCTGACGTACAGCGGCGCAGGAAATTCACTGGCCAGTGTTGTCTTGCCGGATTTCGCGCCGGCATAGAGAACGACCAGCGCCGGATCGTTCTCTATCGTGTCTACGGGGGCTTCCCAATTTAGTGCCATTCAAGTCTCCTCAGTGGTGGTGGTCCCTGCAAAAGCAGGGTTGGTCAGGTGAAAAACAAATCCGCGACGAACAGGACCGCGGCGAAGAAAGCGCAAACGCGCACGACCGTGGCCCAGTCAAACGGCTCTGGAGGCCGCCCCATATCGGGCAGCAGGTGTTCCGCAAGCGGGCTAATCACGGTCGGCCATAAACCGGCAGAACGCCCACCAGCCGCCGCCCAGTGCAATGAAGGCGATGACGGCGAACGGCAGGAACATGCCGATTGCGATGGCCGTGGCAGCCGACGCTGCGGCGTAGAGGCCGCGTTTAATGCCGCGGCGCGGTTTGTGGACTGGTGCGGTGGGCACGTAGTCGAGGGGTGGTGCCGTGAGCGGCGGGTCTCTGAAAGACGGGTCGCGGGTGGTCATGCTGCGAGGTCCATGCCGATAACGAAGCCGACTGCGGGGCGCGGAACCTCGCCAGTGACGCGGCGACGCGCCTCACTGTGCATGAACTTGAGTTCACGCTCCTCCGAGACGCGAGCATTGGCGGCGAGGCGAGCCTTCTCCTTGCGCTGTCCGCGTGTAAGGCCCTGCGCGTCCTTCTTCGGCTCCTTGGCAGGCGTACGGTATCCGTTGCCGCCTCGCATGGTCGACATGGCGTTCATGCGGCGCAGGAAGTGCATCGTGTCGGTCGACGGCACCCCGAGACGCGTGTCGTTGGCGTATTCGTCGGCGACGATCTTGTTGAAGATGTTCATAAAGGTCTCCTCTCGCCGTGCGCTTGGTGGGCGCACGGCTGCTGTGGTGGCGATGGTTGGTGGTGGTGTTAGGCGGCTAGGCCGGTCCGGCGCTGTAGCTTCCTTATCTTCTTGAGCTTGGCGATGATCTCGTCGAGCTCTTCGTGGAAGTCGTCGGCGTCGAGGGCGAGCGTCACGACAAGTTTGTTGTCGTTGGCCGGCTCTTCGTCGACGAGCGGGATGGTGAAGCCTGCCGTGGACTGCTGCGGGGCGACAGTGGCCAGTTCGAAACTGTCGGGATAGTAACCGCCATCGGATTGACCGTTGCGGAGTTCGTTTCGTACCCACTCGACATCAATCATGCCGTCGCTGCGGACTTCGCGAATCTTGGCCGTGGCTCCTACCTCGGCAGCGTATCCGTCGCATTTCAGCCGCACTACATCCCCCACCCTGAACTTGGCCGGCGCCTCGTTGTCGTTGCTGGCGGTAGCCGCAACCGCAACGGCGGGCTCGTCGACCCATTCGGCGATGAGGTCTTCGTCGCGATTCCCGTCGCCGCATAACCAGATGCCGTTCGCATCGACCGCCCCAACCTCAGGCAAGTTGGCGAAAGCCTTCCGTCCGAACCTGTCTTCTTCGATATTGAAGTTGGCGGGGTTCAGGTCTGCCGGCCCGACCTTCCGACCGTCGCGCGTTTTGTAGAACTTGCCTGCTTGGATGCGGAGGGGTGGAACGAGGTCGAAGTTTTCGAGAATGGTTTTCTCCGTCCACGTGTGGCGCGGTGAGTTCTGGTCGTCGGTCAGAATGAAGTTCGGGTGCTCAAAGCCCTTGATTTCGTATACCTTGTCTTTGGTGTAGAGCGACGACACGAATTCTTCGCGCCAACGCACCCGATCGCCGACCTTCGGCTGCCAGGGCTGCTCGACGAGTTCGAAGGCGGACGGCGAGGCGCCGTTGCATCCTTCAAAGATCACGAGCGCGTCATTTGTGGAGAAGCCCAAAACCGTGTACTCCTCGCCAACGACGCCGTATTGAGCAGGCCACATGCTCTCCTCGATGCGCCGCACACGATCCCCAACCTTAAACTTCCCCATCACGCCGCTCCTTCCGTATCGTCGCTAGGCCGCAACGTGCGCGGCTTGGTGAAATCAACCTTGATGACGTTGTCGCCCAGCGGCTTGTCTTCCGACTTGGCTGGCGACGGATAGGCATCCTCGTCGTGTTCGATCTCGACGTAGTGCCACCAGATCGAGCTTGCGCCGTCGGCAAGCCTGACGTGGTATTCCGTGCCCCAGTTGCGCTCGCCGATGATTTGGCCGGTAAGGTGCGGGTTCTGGATGGATCTGACGTAGTCGCCGAAGCTGAAGTCCTCGCAATCGCAGGACGGGCCGCTTTGATCTTGCTGGCTCATGCCGCCACCTCGTCAATAAACGGATGCGGCCCCATTCCGCCAACACGCGGCAGGGAGACAGGCACAAGCCCCGACGTCGTCGAGCAGCCGCCGTTGTGCGGCATCATCTTCACAATTTTGTTGTCGTTTGCGGCCGGCGGAGCGCCAGTGCGCATTTTGCGGATGCCGCCGAGGCGATAGAAAACCGCCTGATGGCTAAGGCCGAAGTGAAGCCCTATTTGTCTGAGAGACGCACCCTGCGACTGCATGGCGCGCATTTCCGCTATATCGTCCATTTTGTCTCCTCTTGCTGTGGTGTAGGTAGTCAACGCGGCCCGTTCCCGGACCTGCCAAAACGCGTTGGTTGACGCATTTTGACAAATTTGTAATAATGCAGGTTGTAGTGTAAACATGCCGACCCTGGCAAGCCCACTGGCGCCCTACCGGAGTAATAGTCGTGTCACGCCTTTCTCAGATGCTGTTGAATGAACAGGCCAAGCGAGGCTTGACCGACTACAAGGCTGCGAAGGAAATCGGAGTCCTTCAGCAGACCTATAGCTCGTGGAAACACGGCTCGGTTCCGCGCCCGAATCGGTATGCCGCAATTGCCGGCTGGCTTCACATATCGATCGACATGGCGCGCGAGCTTTGCGAAGAAGCCGTCGCGAGTACTGGCAGCACGAAGCTGCCGCGCACGGTGGAACAGCCCAAGGGCCGTGTTGCCGACCGAAAAGAAGGCAAATTCAAGTTCGACGCCGCCAACACAGGCAACGCTGGCGGCAGCGGCTCGCGCATTCCCTCCAGTCGCTACACCGTATCGGTTGACACCAAGGTCATGGAGCCCGCCCTCCTCGTCGGCACAAAAGCCTGGCTGGATCCCTCCGTCTGGCCGAAGGTCGGAAACGAGGTGATGGTGCACGGCAAGGGCGGAATCGCGTGGCTCGGCCGGCTCGAATCGCTCGAAAACGGACGAGCGGAAATCAGCCGCTACGCGCTGGGCAACAGGATCACGATCGACGATGTGCAAGCTGTTCATGCCGTTGTCCTTTCCGAGCGCGTTGCTGGACAAGAATTAAATTCTTGACACGTTTATGTTGACAAATTTGCGAAACCTTGGTAGGGAATTCGCGTCGCTGTGGTGGCGATATGGAAAGCTTGGGTCCAAAGGTCAGCGTCAGCCGGTCTCCTGCCCTTGCTAGTACGGACTATGGGGTTCTTGTTTGCGGGTGGTGCCGGCCGAAAGGTTCAAGAGCCCCATAAGTGTTTTCTGCAATCTGCGCCGTGCTGCTACTCGGCAACGAAAATAACGCCACCCGCGGTCGAGGCGGGCAGCGTTACGGTTTCTGCGATCGGCCATGCTGTTGTTGTTATTTCTGTTCATGGCCGACCTCCTATCTCGTCTTGGGATTTGTTTCTTTGTTCGTCTAGGGCGGTCCTCTCTGGCCGCAAAATCGTCTTCTGTGCGCCCTCATGGCGCCGCGTCTTCTTCTGGTGCCCTCAACATCCTTGATCATTGCGTCACTCCTTTGCTTTGCCTCTTTCGGGCTGTTGGCTCTTAGTGGCCTTTGGATGACTTCAGTTCTACCGATTCACAAAATGTTTGTCAAATTCTTTGTTTGTTTTTTGGCGGTGAAATTGGTAAAAGGTTGAAAAATATATGGGAAAATCCACATGGCAAAATTAGAACAGAGGCTCAGGGAGCAACTTGCTGTCGTGTTCGACGGCAACGAGTCGGAACTGGCCCGCCAAGTCGGTACGGACCAGCAGAACATCAATAACTTCATCACCGGAAAGGTGAAGCGTTCGCACCTATGGAGGGAGATTGGCGCAGCCCTGCGCATCCCCGAGGAGGAGATGCGCGACCTGATGAATGAGCGCGCTCGCAAGGGGGGCAAGAATACAAAACTGCCCACGCCTATTCGCGTCTCAGACTTCTTCCAAGAGGTGGCGCCGCCGAATGCAAGGTTCATTGATATGCCACAAGTGCCTGACCAAACTAACACTATTCCAGTTCTAGGGCGCGCCGTCGGGGGCGACGATGGCGTGTACTTGTTCAACGGCGAGGAGCTTGATCGCGCATTTTGCCCGCCCATTCTGGCAAACGTGCCAGGCGCTTACGCACTGTTCGTCGACGGCGAATCGATGGTGCCGAGGTACGAGCCAAGCGACATAGTGTTCGTCCACCCCACAAAGCCTCCCCGCCGGGGCGACCACGTAGTCGTCCAGATAAAGCCCGCGAACGAGGGCGAACCGCCGCGTGGCTTCATAAAGAGGTACGTAGGTCGGACTTCGACGAAGCTGATTCTCGAGCAATACAACCCTCACAAAAAAATTGAATTCCCAGTTGAGGAAGTCGACAAGGTGCACGTCATAGTCATGGCTGGCATGTACTAAAATGTTTGTTGACACAAAAACTTTGTAGTCCTATAACTCTCCTCAGCGCTTCCCCGATCGACGGGATACCAGGGCGCACCACCACCGGCCCGACGGCCATGAGGAGACAGTCATGAGATACAATCTCACCGCAGAAGATTTCGACGATTTCCCTGTAGCGGCATGTAGCGTTGAGCGCATGCTCCGCCCCGATCACAAGGCCAAGAAGCACGGCCGGCCTCTTCCGGGGCGCGGCCACGATCGATTCCGGCGGCATCGTTGCGCCATTGAGGAATTGAACGCTTGGGGTGAGATGCGCGCAGCCGATGGAGGTTGTGATGCGGAGTGACCTACCCGAAGACGTGATGCGGCTTGCTGCCGAGACGTGCGTCGAGCACGAATATTCAGCAAAGAACGCCGACGCTACGTGGTCATCCGTTTGCCTCGCCATTGCAGAGGGCATTATGGCCGACCGCGCCGCCCGCATCCGCTCCTGCCTTCTCGATAAGCCGGAGGCGGTAGAGGGGGAAGAGCGGGTTGCGAGGTTGATCTACGAAGCCATGCGTGTCGCTGCTCACGAGCACGACCCAGGGCGGAAGACGCCGGAATGGGTAGAGCGTGGAAACTCACTCATGCAGGACGAGGCACGTCGTGTCGCGAGGTCCATCGCCGCCCTGCGGGGCGAGGAAACAATCTACTGGTCTGGCTCGGAAGATGAGCAGGAGCGTGAACTGACAAAAGCCTGCGCAGCGCGCTGCAGGCAGTGGGGAAAAGAGGACTGCCCGCGCCCAGATCATTTTTGCACAGAATGTGAGATGGACATGGCTTTCGCTCTTCGGACGATCGATCCCGACATCGACGCCTCCCTCTCCACCCCCGCCGATACGGACGCCGCACAGGGCGAGATCGACCGCCTCCGCCGAGAGCTGGAAGAGGCACGGAAGGCGCTGGAGACGGCGCAGAGGCAGGCTTTCACCGACGCCGCAGAGATGGCGGAGTTTCTGGCCAGCGAAGAAGACGAGGAATGGCGATCTGATTGCGGTGGGACGATCGAAACTCGGTTGGCCGGCGCGCGGTCGTGGGCGTTCGGCCGGATGGCTAACATTCTTTTCGACAAGGCAGAGAAAGCCCGCGCCGCCCTTCGAGCTGGGGAGGAAGGGAAGTGAGCCAAGAACCGATGTTCCCGATCCTCAACGATCCGGTTATCCGGGCAATCCCATGGGCCGCGCTTACTCCTCACGAGAAGCAGGCCGAGCGCAACCATAGCCAAAGCCTGAGCCAACTTGCTAGCCGCGGTGGTCTTTCGATTTGCGAGGCGTATTACATCCTCAAAGATCAGGGCTATCCGACTCTGGCGCCGAAGCAGACGCCTGCCGTGAAATACGCATACCGGATCGCGCTCATGCGGTTGCTTCACGGCTTCGAGAAAGCCAAGGAGCCCACCCCATGACCTCACTCCTCCCTCTCCGGGTTGTCATAGAACTTGGGCGGCCGTCTCTGCGGCTTCTCCTTCTCTGCCGGTCCAACTTCCTCGATGTCATCGACATAAAGCGTGACCGGCGTGGCAATACCGCGAAGCCTGACGGAGATCATGCCGTCCTCGCCGATCCTCGTGACGGTTCCGGCAAGCAGAACGCGGGAGCCTTTTTCAATCTTAGCCATAACGAATATTTGGCGCGCTCGCGGCGGGAGGCAAGGGGCTGCTAGCCGCCGGCAGCAAGGCTTGACAAATTTGTAGAACTGCATCATAGTTCGTACATGCTGGCCTACCAAGCCCGCATGTAGACCACCACGAGAGGAGACGACAATGCTTGAGCAACATGCGCCAGTCGTGCTGGCAATCATCACGCCGGTAGGGCTAGCCGCGATATTCGCGATGCTGCAGCACCTGCGCGACGACCGCGCCGTTAAGCGGAGGCGCGTGCTGTGATGCATACCGCCGCACCAAACGATACATACATCACGATCCAGGCGCGGATGGCGCTTTGGGTCATCCTCACCGTCGGCTGCGTAATGCTGGCCGCTGGAACGGCCTACCAAGTTCATGCGCTCGATCGGCAGATGGCCGTGCAAGCCCGCGTATAGCCTGCCCGATTGCGCCCCGCGCAACGCGGCAGGAACCAACCACCACACGAGGAGAATAATAATGCCGACAGGCTACACCGCTAATATTCACGACGGAACCGAAACGACGCTCCGGCAATTCGCACTGCGGTGCGCTCACGGGATGGGCGCGCTCATCACTATGCGCGACGAGCCGTTGTCCGCACCGATTCCAACACGGCTTGAGCCGAGCACTAGCTACTATGACAAGACGATCGACGAGGCTAGCGCGCGGATCGCCGAGTTGAAAGCGATGTCAGAATCAGATCGTGCGCTGGCTGCCGCCGAACACAACAGGCAGATCGAAGAATGCCGTCGACGCCGCGTCGAAGAGAACAACGCGATGAAGGCGCGGTACGACGCGATGATCACTCAGACAGAAGCGTGGCAGGGTGCGCCTGAAGGTCTGAAAGAGTTCATGCTGGATCAGCTAAAGCAAAGCCGCGACTTCGATATCAGCGACGATCCGCTCAGGTATATGGAAGATACGGTATCGACTGACGCATGGTTCGCCAGTCAACTGTTGGAAGCGGATCGTCGCCTGCAATACGCAACCGAGCAGCGCAACTCCGAGATTGATAGGACGAACAAGCGCAACGAATGGCTGGCGCAGCTTCACGCTGCACTGCCAGCCGCATAACCACACTGTAACCACCACACCACGAAGGAGACAAACATGACCAGAAGACAACCAACCGCCACTGCCCCCGTCGCCGCAAACGACAATCTCCTCACCATCGACCGCGCCATCGCCGACGGCCTCTGCCCCACGTCGCTGCGTCAGATCGCCGACGCAAACCTCAAGGCTGCCCGCAAGGGAGAGAACAGCGCGCGGCTGTTGCGGCAGGCGGACAACCTGCACAAGATCGCGGATAAGCTGGAGTTGCTTGGGTATGGGAGGGCGGCGTGATGGGCGAGCCGCGCAAGACGGTCACAATAAGGAGGTGGGGATGCCTCGCCGAGCACGGCAACATTCCGCACAAACTCGAAGAATTCGTTGCTGCCCTGCAAGCCGCGCTAGACGAGATTCCAGCCGAACATCAGCATACAGCCGAGGTCGATTGCGACCCGGAACACGAGTATGGCGAGAGCTATGCGGCAGTGCGAGTCACATATGAACGGCCGTTGACCGAAGAGGAAATCGCCGCGGAAGAAGCCGAAGAGCGGCGACGCGCAATTCGGAGGATGCGAATAGCTGAACGGGAAGTCGCCATTATGCGCGAGCGCCTGGGACTGGCCGCATGACCCACTCCCCCGCAAACGACAACGCCCAGTCAGACGGCATCCTAGAAACGCTCCTGACGCCGGAGGAGGTAGCTAGACGCATCACGGCGTCTAGCGGCGTCAATATGTCGGCGCGTACCGTGTGGGAGAAAGCGCGCAGGATTGGCGTCTCCCTTAAGATCGGCAGGTCTATGCTGATCTCGTCACGCGACATCCCTTCCCTTCTTCAAGAGGATAACAGGAAATGGCCAAAGTCTTCAAACGAGGAAAGGTCTACCACCATTATTACACCGATGCGCACGGCAAGCAGCGGAAGCGAAGCACTGGCCTTACTTCAAAAAAGCAGGCGCAAGAGGAAGCAGATGCGTTCGTCGCACGTATAAAAGTCGGCAACCTTCGTGGGTACGATGCGGAGCTGCAGCTTTTCGAGGCCATCATAGCATACGAGGCGGCCGGGAAGCCGTCTCGGTTCCTCGACAAAATCACGAAGCATTGGGGCCACATGAAGGTGAGGTTGATTAAACCCGCGTGGGTGCGAGCGCACGCGAAGGACATCTATCCCGACGCTCTGCCTTCAACTCTCAATCGGCAAGTGATCACGCCCCTGCAGGCAGTGATCAACCACGCCTACCAGGCGGAGGACGGCAGGCAGATTAAAATTGAGAAATTCGCCGTCGATCCGAAGAAGAAGAGCGCCGTCGATGCGGAGTGGCATGAGAAGTTCGCCGAGCACGCTCTGTCGTTCGGCATGGCTGCCATGGCGCGCTTTATGTACGAGACAGCCGCTCGCATCAGCGAGGCTTGCCGTGTGCAGCCGGAGGACGTCGATCTGGAGGCCCGCACAGTCAACCTGACAAAGACGAAGACGAAGCCACGAATTGCGCGCATATCCCAGCCGATGGCTGACATGCTTGCAGAGCTTATGAGCAAGCCGCGCATAGCGAACCGGATGAACAAAAAGAAGGTCAACGGCGTCTTCGGCTACGCCAGCCGTCATGCCGTCTATAACGGATGGAAGACAACCTGTGATAGGGCTGGAATACCGTACGCCCCGCCGCACTCATCGGGCCGTGTGTCTTTCGCTACCGAGCTTGTCGTGAGGCAGGGCATCGACCCTGTTACGGCAGCAAAACTAGGCGGCTGGGCGAGCCCGAAAGTGATGATGGATACCTATGCGAAGTCGGATGGGTCGCACGACATCATCGATAGCGTGTTTGGCGCACCCATTGAAAAGAAAGCACAAAATACGCCCAAAACTGACGACGTACCTACCATTTCCGAAAACGACAAAGAAAACAACAGCTTACAGGGAAAAATTCGGAGCAACCGCCCTTAGCAGGGGAGCGCCTTCGACCACTCGGCCACCTCTCCGTTAGGGCCTGACTAGTGTCACGGCGTTTCCAATGCAAGATTTTTTTGTCGAATTTCAGGAAATCATCCGATTTTCATCCGCTTCGGGCCGCGGCGCCCCCCGAGTCATATGAGAACTAGGACCGCATCGGGCAATCGGGAAAGGTCTTGTCCGTCGCGCATGAAACGTCACAACGCCAAGTGCACTGACTTCTTCCGGGGGAATTCTTTCTCTGCGTCGATTCCGATTCCCATCCTTATGCGATAAGTTCTGCGGGCATTTCCGAACGGAGTACGGTTTTTCAAGATGTCCGCATTCTCACGCTTCACGCCACTCATCCAATCCCTGCCGGCCAGCGTTCCCTTTGTCGGCCCGGAAGCCCTCGAGCGTCAGCACGGCCGCAAGATTGCGGCACGCATCGGCGCCAATGAGAGCGGCTTCGGCCCGGCACCATCCGTGTTGCTCGCCATCCGCCAGGCGGCCGGCGATACCTGGAAATATGCCGATCCCGAAAACCACGACCTGAAGCAGGCGCTTGCCGACCATCTCGGCACCTCTCCCGCCAATATCGCCATCGGAGAGGGTATCGACGGCCTTCTCGGGCAAATCGTGCGGCTCGTCGTGGAAGCCGGCGCGCCGGTGGTGACTTCTCTCGGAGGCTATCCGACCTTCAACTATCATGTCGCGGGCCATGGCGGGCGGCTGGTCACGGTACCCTATGCCGACGACCGGGAAGATCTCGAAGGACTGCTCGCCGCCGTGGGCCGTGAGAATGCACCGCTCGTCTATCTGGCCAATCCCGACAATCCGATGGGAAGCTGGTGGCCCGCCGAGCGCGTCGTCGCCTTCGCGCAGGCCCTGCCGGAAACGACGCTCCTCGTACTCGACGAAGCCTATTGCGAAACGGCGCCGCGGGATGCGCTCCCGCCGATCGAAAGCCTTATCGACAAGCCGAACGTCATTCGCACGCGCACCTTTTCGAAGGCCTACGGCCTGGCAGGCGCGCGCATCGGCTATACGCTGTCGACGCCGGGGACCGCCCAGGCCTTCGACAAGATCCGCAATCATTTCGGTATGAGCCGCATCGGCGTGGCAGCAGCAATCGCCGCTTTGGCCGATCAGGACTACCTGAAAGAAGTCACGCTCAAAATCGCGAACTCACGGCAAAGGATCGGCCGCATAGCTGCCGATAGCGGACTCGCCCCCCTACCCTCAGCCACGAATTTCGTGGCTGTCGATTGTGGAAAGGATGCAATCTATGCACGGGCGATCGTCGATCGGCTGATGAGCGATCACGGGATCTTCATCCGCATGCCCGGCGTCGCGCCGCTCAACCGCTGCATCCGTATCAGCACCGCGCCCGATGCGGAAATGGATCTTCTTGCGGCCGCGCTTCCGGAGGTGATCAGGAGTTTGGCTGCCACCTGAACCGGCGGCAACCGCCACGCATCAGTGCATCGTCATCCATTCGCGTGCTGCGCGCAGCGCAGCGGCGAGATCCGACTTGCTCATCGTCGCCGCAAGGTCGGCCCGCAGGTCGGCCGCGCGGTCCGAGCCCCTGATCGCGGCGATGTTCAGCCACTTGTGCGCGGCTACCAGATCGACGGGCCTGCCGCGACCAGTCGCATAGGCGAGGCCCATCTCGCACAGAACGTCGGCACGGTTGCCGCCGCCGATGGCGTCATCCGAAACGATCTCAATGTTAAAGAGTGCCATTTTTTTGTCCCTGTCTTTTCTTCGTTAGAGCGAAGCGGCCCGCCCGTATGGGGCGAGCCCTGCTTCAGCTGGTATCCTGGTCCCTGTTTCATCGAGCCTCTTGGCGGGCTTTCCGGGAAATCGCCCCGTCTTCTGCGGTGTCGCTTTCCGGTTGGTCGGCGGCTTGTTTCGCCGCTCGTCTTATGGATGTGAATATGCCCGACGGCCTTCAATGGCCGCTTAAAATCCATGCTTAATTTGACGCAAACAAAGTCCAAACGCTTGGTAAACTTGGGTTTTCGTTAAGCATTGCAGGCCCTGCAAAGGCACGCATTCGCCTCGAATTTTACGAAAATTTCACGTCCGGATTTCAACTAAACGCTAACCATGAGAACAGCTGCTCTTTTCAAGGACGGTGCCGCCGCGCGCAACATGTCCTGCAAGGCATCGCGCGGATATTTACGTTTACGTACGCGTAATATACTGTCTCGCCGGAGTGATCTTCGTTCGCCCGATAACCCGTGCGGCGCTGCAGGAGATCGCGCTCCACAGGGAACCAGCACACGGCAGGACCGAAGGGCCTGCCGACTTCGGAGGAGATCGCATGATTCGCACATTGCTCGCCGCAGCAGCGCTTGGCTTTGCCGCAGCCGCCCCGGTCCACGCCGCCGAACCGATCCTCGGCAAGTGGAAGACGGCGAGCGGCTCCACCGCGGAAATCGCCCCCTGCGGTGCGGCCTTCTGCGTCACGCTGAAGACCGGCAAGCACGCGGGCAAGCGTGTAGGTTCGCTGTCGGGAACCGGCGGCAGCTATAGCGGCGTGGTCACCGATCCCGAAAGCGACAAGACCTATAGCGGCACCGGGTCGGTGGACGGCAATCTGCTGAAGATGCGGGGCTGCGTGCTGAAGGTGCTTTGCAAGTCGCAAACCTGGACGCGTCTTTAGACCTCCGCAGCTAAAACATGGGCGGCGTTGCACCAGCCGCGACCTCTAGGGAGCCGTTGCACGGAGAGAGACCGGCTGGCTCTCGCTTCCAGTTATGCGGTCTGCCGACGGCATCGCTTGGGATAGGTGAAGGTCAAGCCGCTTGTCGTCTCCCCCACAAGGGGGGAGAATATATGCGGCAGGCCCTCGTTTCCTGCTTCTCCGTTCTGTCCGTGGCATCGTCTCAGCGGGC